ATTCGCCAGCTTGTTGATGCTGGCACTTTGTCTAATCTCCCCGGTGGTTTGAAGACTCGCGGTGCCCGTATCAAGGGTGATGACACACCTATCGCTCCGGGCGAGTTCCGTGACGTAGATGTACCGAGCGGTGCGATCAAGGACAACATCATGTCCCTGCCATACAAGGAGCCGTCACAGGTTCTGGCTGGGTTGTTGGAGAAGATCACAAACGAGGCTCGTCGCCTTGGTTCTATCGCCGACATGCAGGTGAGCGACATGAGCGCAAACGCGCCAGTGGGCACCACCCTCGCACTGCTTGAGCGGCAACTCAAAACGATGGGTGCTGTGCAAGCCCGTGTGCACTACTCCATGCGCCAAGAGTTCAAGCTCTTGAAAGAAATCATCCGCGACTACACCCCAGAGGAGTACAGCTACACGCCTGACTTCACGAAGGATCGTGAGATTAAGCAGTCTGATTACGACCAAGTGGACGTGATCCCCGTGTCTGATCCCAACTCCAGCACGATGGCCCAGCGCATCATGCAGTACCAAGCAGTGTTGCAGTTGGCAAGCCAAGCGCCACAGATTTATGACCTACCAGTACTGCACCGTCAGATGATCGAGGTGTTGGGTGTGAAAAACGCCGACAAGCTCGTGCCTGTTGAAGACGATATGAAGCCCGTTGATCCAGTCAGCGAGAATATGAATGTGCTCAACGGCAAGCCTGTCAAAGCGTTCATGTACCAAGATCATGATGCGCATATTGCTACACATACATCGTTCATGAAAGACCCGATGATCGCGCAGCAGATGGGTCAGAACCCGAAAGCGCAGATGCTGTTTGCGTCCATGCAAGCGCACATTGCCGAGCACTTAGGCTTCGCGTACCGTCGTCAGATTGAGGAGCGCCTTGGTGTGTCTATGCCAGCACCTGATGCGGAGATGCCACCCGAGATGGAAGTGCAGTTGTCGCGTCTGGTGGCTCAAGCCAGCCAGCAGTTGTTGGCAGTGCACCAAGGTCAAGCTGCTCAACAGCAAGCCCAGCAAGCCGCTCAAGACCCGTTGGTTCAGTTGCAACAGGCCGAGATGCAACTCAAAGGTCAAGACGTGCAACGCAAGGCCGCAAAAGACGCACAAGATGCCGACATCGCACGCGAGAAATTGCGTCTGGAGCAAGAGAAGATTCAGGTTCAGAAGGACAAGATCGGTGTGGACGCAAACCTGCGTGTTGCACAGATTGAAGCCACGTTACGACAAAAAGAGGAGTAAGAGATGGACGAGAGAGTGATGAAACTGTTAGTGGACAAGGCAAACCAGCGGCGACAAGAACTGCTGGAACACCTTGGTTCAGGTGCTTGTAAAGACTATGCGGAATACCGCGAGGTTTGTGGAGTGTTGAGAGGTCTTCTCCACGCAAATCAAAACATTGAAGACCTCTTGGAACGTGTAAAGGAGAGAGATGATGAGTGAGTTTTTAGCGGGGCAAGCGATTGACCTATCCGGTATCTTGAACAAAGCCAAAGAGGAGAAGGCACGACAACTGCCCAAACCTCAAGGCTACAAGATTCTGGTGACGTTGCCGCCTGTGGAAGAAGAAATTGGAGATACAGGTCTTATCAAACCTGCGCAGTCCATCGTCTACGAACAACTGTTGACGAATGTCTTGTTTGTCGTAGATTTGGGTGACATGTGCTACTCAGACAAGGAACGCTTCCCCAATGGCCCTTGGTGCAAAAAAGGTGATTTTGTAATGTGTCGTGCCAATACTGGCACACGCTTCAAAATTCACGGCACTGAGTTCCGGTTGATCAATGATGACTCGGTGGACGCGGTGGTTGAAGACCCCCGTGGCATCGAGCGCGTGAATTAAGGAGAAATCATGGCTGAATACGAAAAAGATTCTTTCAAATTTCCTGACGAAAACATCGTTGGCAAGGACAAAGAGAAAGACGAAGAACTTGAGATCGTGATCGAAGGCGAGGATACCCCCGTCAAGGTCGAGATCAAGGATGACACTCGCCCCGAAGACAAAGGTCGTCGCCCGATGACTGAAGCCCCGGAGGAGGTCACCGAAGAAGAACTCCTGAAGTACAAGGATGTCAAGCTACGTGATCGCTTGGCACACCTTAATAAGGGTTACCACGAAGAACGCCGCGCTAAAGAGCGTGCGGAACGTGAACGTGAGGAAGCACTTACTATTGCCCAACGCATCTTGCACGAGAATGAGCAACTCAAGGGCAGTGCCAACAACAACCAGAAACTTCTTATTGAGCAAGCCAAGACGGTAGCCACCAAGGAACTGGATGAAGCCAAGCGCAGATACAAGGCGGCGTACGAGTCAGGTGATGGTGATGCGGTTACTGCCGCCCAAGATGAACTGATGTCAGCCAAGCTCAAAATGGAACGAATCAACAATTTTCGTCCCAGAGCTTTACAATCTCAGCAAAGTGCTGTACAACAGGTACCTATGCCCCAAGCTCCTGCGAGTGGGGCACCTAACCGAGATGAAAAAGCGGAAACGTGGAAAGAGCGCAACCGCTGGTTCAACAAGGATCGGGAAATGACCGGATTCGCACTCGCAGTGCATGAGCGTCTGGTCGAGGAGGAGGGGATTGATCCCCGCTCCGACACGTATTATGAGCGTATCGACGCTCGAATGCGCGAGAAGTTCCCTGAGAATTTCAGGGATGGCAACGGTGGCAATGAAAAACCCACACGTCGCTCGACAGTAGTTGCTCCTGCAACGCGCAGCACAGCGCCTAAAAAGATCGTGCTGACGCCAAGTGCGGTGAGCATTGCCAAGCGGCTCGGGATTCCACTTGAGCTTTACGCGAAGAAAGTCGCAGAAGGAATGAGGAACGAATGATGGCTGAGAACAAATTGACCCAACAAAATCGTGAAGATCGTGACCAAGGCTCCCGTGCAAGCACGGCGCGTCCTATGACTTGGGCACCCCCAACACTGCTCCCTGACCCCGCCCCTCAAGAGGGCTGGCAATTCCGTTGGATTCGTATTTCCACTCAAGGCCAAAACGATCCCATGAACCTTTCGTCGAAGCTCCGCGAAGGTTGGGAGCCTTGCCGTGCACAAGACCATCCCGAGATTCAAATCTTTATTGACCCCACAAGTCAATTTAAGGACAACATCGTCGTGGGCGGTCTGATGCTCTGCAAGACCCCAACTGAAATGGTTGCACAGCGTGATGCTTGGTTCCGCAAACAAGCGGAGTCCCAGATGCAATCTGTTGACAACAACTTCTTGCGCGAAAGCGACCCTCGTATGCCGCTCTTTAACGAGCGCAAAACGAGCGTTACATTTGGCAAAGGTTTTTAATCTAGGAGTCCTTAAATGGCTTATCCCACAGTAGATAAGACGTACGGCTTTAAACCAGTCAACCGACTGGATGGACTGCCATACGCCGGAGCGATCCGTCAAATCCCAATTGCGGCGGGTTATGCCACTGCAATTCTCAATGGTGACACCGTGCAAGTTGACACTAACGGCTACCTCATCGCTAAGACTGCTACCGCCACTGGCGACAGCGTTGGTGTGTTCATGGGTTGCTCTTACGTTAACTCCAGCGGTCAACCCGTGCAAGGTCAGTACTACCCTGCATCGCAATCGACTTCTACCGCATTGGCCTTTGGCTATGTTGTGGATGATCCGAGCGCCGTGTTCAAGGTAGTTGCTACCAATGGTCAAACTACCGTTCCTACGGCTTTCACACGCGCCATCGTTGGCTCGAACGTGGCTATGTCTGTTGCTACTGGCAGCACCACCACGGGTGATTCGTACTACGGTATTGACGGCACTTCCGCCGCCACGACCAACACGTTGCCAATTCGCGTCGTTGACGTTGTGCCTGATACTGCGACTGGCCCTGCCAACGCAACAGCTACGACTTACTTCGAGTTCTTGGTGAAGTTCAACCTGCACCAATATGACGACACCACTGGTGTTTAAGGAGTAAATAAATGGCTATTTCACGCGCACAACTGCTCAAAGAATTGCTCCCCGGTCTGAACGCTTTGTTCGGTATGGAATACGAGCGATATGGTGAAGAACACAAAGAGATTTACGAAACTGAAACTTCTGAGCGTAGCTTTGAAGAAGAAGTTAAGTTGTCTGGCTTCTCCGCTGCTCCAGTGAAGAACGAAGGCTCTGCAATCTCTTATGACAATGCACAAGAAGCATGGTCGACTCGCTACAACCACGAGACTATCGCTCTCGGCTTCTCCATCACTGAAGAAGCTGTGGAAGATAACTTGTATGACAGCTTGTCTGCCCGCTACACCAAGTCTTTGGCTCGCGCCATGGCTTACACCAAGCAAGTTAAAGCTGCTGCCGTGTTGAACACCGGTTTCAACGGCGCCTATGCTGGTGGTGACGGTGTGTCATTGTTTGGTTACAACAGTTCTGGCACATTGGTAAACCATCCTTTGGTTTCTGGTGGCACCAACAGCAACACTCCATCTACTCAAGCTGACTTGAACGAGACTTCTTTGGAAGCCGCCGTTATTCAAATCGCAGCTTGGACTGATGAACGTGGTCTGTTGATCGCCGCCAAGCCAAAGAAGATGATTGTTCCTCCAGCCTTGCAGTTCGTTGCTACTCGTTTGTTGGAAACCAGCCTCCGCGTTGGTACAACTGACAACGACATCAACGCGATCAAGAACAACGGTTCTGTGCCAGAGGGCTACACTGTTAACAACTTCTTGACCGACAACAACGCTTGGTTCTTGACAACTGACGTTCCAAACGGCTTGAAGCATTTCATCCGCACTCCATTGTCTAACAGCATGGACGGCGACTTTGATACTGGTAACGTCCGTTACAAAGCTCGCGAGCGTTATAGCTTCGGCTTCTCGGATGCACTCGGTGTCTTCGGTAGCTCAGGCTCTAACTAAGCCAACATAGAAAGGCCCTTCGGGGCCTTTTCTTTTGTTTAAATTGGGTGTATATTCAACCCAACCGGAATTTTTCGGTGCGTCAAACAGGTCCGGCTGACCTCATGCAGATTGACCACCACAACGCATGTTAAGGAGATCCTCATGGGATTCGCAACTCACCTCGGCCCTTGGTTGTTGGGCACCGTCAAGAACACTACCGGCACTACTGCTGGCACGATTGAAAACCTCGGCTGTACCGTTGTCGCTCAGTCAACCCCAATCACATTCAGCACAACCACTGCGATCAACATTGCTGTGTTGCCAGCTGGCGCACAGATTTTGGATATTTACGTTGATGTGACCGCAGCTTTTAACGCTGCTACAGGTAACACCATCACTGTGGCCACTTCAGGCGGCACTACCCTTGGTACTGTTGGTAGCGCATCTACTACTCCTGTGGCTGTTGGCCGCGCTTCTGTGACTACAGCAGCCCCAGCAACTTGGGTGAACGTTGGTACAACCGACCTCATCATCACTGGCGTGTTGACAAACACAGGTACAGCTGCTTCTACTGGCGCTGCGACAATCACTATTCAATACGTGGTTCGCAACTCCAACGGCGCACAGATTCCTACCGCTTCACAGCAGTAATTAGTCTCGGGGGCTTTGGCCCCCATTTTTAAAGGAGATTGATTATGGGTATGCAAACCGACGTTAAATCGCAACACGGCGGAGTTTCTGGGTTAATGGTTCCGTATCGTACTCGCCTTAAAGGCGCGGTTGTTTTTCCACTTTCTGGCGCTACTGCGTACACTGTTTTGGTTGACAACATCAGTATCAGCGGAACTTACGCAAGGGCCACCACAACAGCGACAATTACCGCGACCAACCACGGCCTAAAAGCAGGCGATTGGGTTTATCTGGACTGGGATTTGACGGATAACCCGTACCAAGTCCAAACAGCCGCTACTGTAAATACGTGTACTGTCACTGTTGCAGATTCGGGTGCGGCCAGCGGAACTGTCACCGTATACAACGACGTGCTGCTGCAACTAGACGCATCAAATCAAACGGCATACGGGGTATCAATTCCCGGCGAAGGTATTCTTGCCCATTACGGCATACGCCTCTTCTTGGGGGCTAACACGCATATCACGGTGTTTTATGGCTGATACAGAGAAGAGCATTAACCTAGCGGGGCGCAAACTAATGATTTGCATCCCAGCTTACGATGGCAAGCTAAACATTGATTCAGCCTTTGCCTTGTCCAACCTCGCCGTTAAGGTGCAGCCGTTGGGCATTAAGCTCTATCTCACGCACCTCTCGGGGTGCTCCCTTATTACGAAAGCCCGCAATACCCTTGTCGGGGACTTTCTAGCGTCTGATGCAGACACGATGCTGTTTGTAGACGCGGACGTTGTTATCAACGCTGACGCAGTGCTCCGCCTTATGGCGCTAAGCCTAGATAAAGACATCACAGCAGGTATCTATCCACGTCGCGGTATGGACCGTAAGTTCTTTTTGGACTTCTACTTGGACGGCCAAGGCGCGTTTGAGTTTGACGACAACGGTTTGATGCGCGTAAAACGTATTGCCACAGGCTTCATGATGATTCAACGTCACGTCTTCGAGACAATGATTGAGAAGCACCCAGAGTGGGCATACGAGA